TCCTTCAGATGGAGATCCTTACATTTGATGAGGCGTCCGTCATCCATGGACACTTCCATCACCTTGAACCTATAGTCAGTTTTGTCCAGACCAAGCTCGAAGGTTTCAATTTCCTCAATCGTCAACTGCCATATATCTTGAACCAAGCTTTTTGAATTCTTGATTTCGGCGTGCTTCTTGTTGAGGGTAAGGCTCCCAGGTTTACGATACTCTTCGCGCACCACTACACTCACGTGGTAAAAACGGCGAAGAATGGACTCGGGACAGTTTGAATACTGCCGGGCACCAAGATCTTTTACATTAGATGTCACGACTCCGCATTTGAAGTCGATAAAAACGACACCTTTCGCATTTAGCTCAGCCTTGATGGCCTGAGCTGCGACATTGTTAAAGAATTTGATGATCACGGAAGTATGCGGGTTATCTTTCTGAAAATCCGCCTTAGTATTATTCAAATCATCCATGAAAACTCCCAGTACATCGGAAGTCCATGTTGAATTATACTTGTCAAACATGTCCATCGTAATAATCCGGCTGTCATCTACTTCCCCATCTTCATTGACGAAACCCATTGCCGCCAATGATTGGGTCATGGTGAGTTTACCGAGAGTGGATTTACCCACTGCGGTTCCTCCATGTAGAGACCAGCCGATCGGTGAGAAGCGCAAATCAGTGTTTTTGCGTTTCGCTGCCAATTTTTCAAGAATGGCAACGAGTTCGGTATAGCGCTTCTGCAACCAGAGTGATGTTGGACCGTCATTCTTTGCTGATTTCATGACGCATGTCTTTTTATAGACCTGGTTCAACTTGTTCTCGTATGCACCAAGGTCATCTATGTTCCCTGCAATAGCACAATCGGCTTTTGCTAGAACATAGTCGCACGTTTCATTATACTCTTGTACATGTACATCTGAGTAGAGAATCGGTGCGATAGACTTCGTCTCGAAACATTTCCAGCCGACTTCGCAAATCCACACAAAGGTTTTAACCAATGCATCAATCACGTCAACGGCTTTCAATTGT